GTGCAAAAAAGACAGCGACTTTGCTCTTAACAGCTCCTTAAGTCGCACATCACCACAGTTAATATAGAACGGTCCTGCCCATCCGAAATCCGCGATAACTTCACGCGGATCTGTGATAATGATTAAGCTTTCTGGGTCAAAAATGAGTCCACAAAACGAGGCCTGATTGAGCGTCTCGTGCTTCTCGATCTTAATGGTCAGACCGAGCTTTGTGAATAGCGTGTCGTCAATTGACTGATGCGCTTCAAATCTAAAAAGGCCATCATCGCCCTCAACAAATCCCGAGATTGCTTCTTCTTGAATGCCAGCTTTCGAGCAAACAAAAAGGAAAATCATCAGATTGGCAAAGCTATTACCAAGCGAGGTGCACATCTCTCCAGACATGCGCGATTGAACGCCTTCGGCAACAAACCCCTTGAATTGGCAGGTTTGGTTGTCGCCCAGTGTTTCGCGAACGAGTTGATACCAGTCAGCGCCGTTAGGCAACGCTGCTGTCATGTACTCATACAATTGAAATTCAACCTCAGCCATCAGTTGATTATCAAAGTGAGACTCGAACGCCGAATAGTCCGTGGCATAATAACGAGCTGTGGGGCTATACATCGCCTCCCACACATGCCGCGCACGGTCCCGAACGGGAACTTTCTTGATGAACCACTTCATCTTAAACAGCACCTTCTCGATGGCCGCGAAAGTCGGACCCACAACGCATTTAAAGATGTCAGACCGCGAGTAAATGCCCCGAAGATGTTTCCAAGCTGTATAGGACTCAGCTTTTGAAAAACACTTGCACTTCTTATCTCGAGCGGTTAACACCCCCGTATATGCGTCCCAGATACGCTTCAACTCATCCTTGCGGCGACGATTGTACCTGGTTCCCTCTAACCAGGTGTTAAATGACACATCGTCAGCCATGTTTAATGGCGCAAGGTTCTTCTTAAGCCATGCTGCCGTGAACGCAGCAAGCTCGGACCTAAGGCCCGTTTCTGGCACCGGATGCTTGAAACAGGTTCTTTTGAGTACGCCCGCTATACTCGA